TCATGATCTCCTCGCGCGAGGAACCGGCGGTTCCGCAGATCGCGACCGTGCGCGTCTGCACCGACGCTGCCTTCGCGCCGCTCGCCCCGTTGCGCTCGACTGTCTGCACCATCGCTAGGACCGCTTCACGGCGATGACGCGCACGACGGCGGCGAGGTTCTTGGTGGCGGCGCTCGACCCTGCCGCCGTGGTGCCCGCGCGAACGGCCTTGATGCTGCCGCCGGCCGCGATGACCTGGAACGCGTCGTCGATCTTGCCCGCCCGGACGATCGTCTTGTCCGGCTTTTTGATGTCGATCGCGTCGGTGATCGCGCCGCCGGTCGACGTCTTCAGCGTCACGCTGAGCGTGGACGTGCTGCCCGACGACCCGCCGCCCGTCTTCTGCACGAACACGTCGATGATCTGAATCTTGTCGCCCACGGTGAGGCTCTGCGAGGTGGCCGCCTCGACCGCGTGCGCGAGCGTGATGTCGTGCTGAAAGACGAGCGCAGGTCGCGCCCCGCCGGCCGCTTGCTCGTCCAGCAGCCGGCCGCCGGATTCGATACGGACGATGCCGCCGCTTTCGACCTTCTGCTCGCCGCTGCTGGCGATGACCTGGCGGTCGCCGCCGTTGTCCCGGTAGACCTTCGGCTGGTAGCTCATGCTCTCGCTCCTTTGCTGCCGTCCGGCGGGGGCGAGCGACCCCCGTCGGGCGTAGCGCTATGCGCTCGGAGTCAGGTCCCGGGCGGGCGCCTAGATCGTCCCGCTCGACGGGCTGAGGTGCGTTTCCATGTTGATCGCGGAGGCGGCGGAGACCGGCGCCTTCGTCGGGCCGGCGAGCTCGGCGAGCACCGGGCCCACCGCCACGCTGCCGCGCACCACCACCGCCTTCACGTACCGCTTGCGCGGCCGGATGATCTCGATCACCACGGTCGGCTTCGCCGTGGTCGCCAGGACCTTTGACCCGACGACCGTCTTCACGCCGCTCCCGGTCGTGGTGTCGGCCATGCTCACCGACGCGTAGTGCGCCGAGGCGTGGCCCGTCACGAACGGGACGATGAAGCGCACCGTCTCCCGGTTCGCCACGTCCACGTAGCCCGAGTCGAAGTTCGCCGTCGCTGCCGTCTGGTGCGCCTTCGCCACCCGGATCTCGACGTTCTGGTTGAGGTTCAGCATCGCTGTTCTCCTGCTCTCTCCCCGCGCGCTTCAGCCGGCCGCTACGCGGACAGCTTCACCCGCACGAACGCCTCCTCGAGGACCGGCATGCCGTCCGTCTCCAGGCGGCCGATGATCCCGATCTGGTTGGTCTCGGCGTAGAGCTCGACCAGCGTCTGGAACTCCATGTCGAGCGCGTCCGCGATCCAGTAGTGCGAGAAGTCGCCGAGGATGCCGACGTACTGGCTGGCCGTGAACGTGTTCGGCGCGAACTCCGAGGAGCGATACGGGAGGCCGAGCAGCATGTCCGGCTGCCCCGCCTGGCGGCTCGGCTGCCAGAGGTACTGGCCCTCGCCGTCCTTCAGCTTGCTGATCTGCTTCAGCGCGTCGCGGTGGTAGATCCACTCGGCGCGCGTCCAGTACTGGCTCTTCAGCGTGAACTTCGCCTCGATCAGGCCGTCGAAGCGGATCTCCGTGGAGGTGTTGCCGGTGCTCACGTCCCGGCCGGTCGAGATGCCGTCGCTCGACGCGGTGAAGACGCCCAGCGGGCGCTGCGCGCCGTTGCCGGTGAGGAACGCGTTCTCCTGCGTGACCGCGAACTTGTACGCGAGGCGCGCGCGGGCGATGCCCTCGGCGTTCATCACCGCGCGCCGGAGGAGCGTCTTGGAGAGCTTCATGCGCTTCGCGAGCGGGTGCGGGTTGAGCTCGCGCTTGCCGAAGCGCATCGCGTCGTCCTCGCTGCCCGTACCCAGCTCGTGCGTCCAGTCCGCGTCGTCCGGGTCGGTGTCGAGGCTCGGAGCGCCCATGCTGTGGCCGGTCGCGAGCTGGAACTTGCGCGCCCGCTGGCGGATGAGCACCGCGTCGTCGACGGCCTGGATGAGCTCGGCGACGAAGGTCTCCGGGCCCATCAGGTAGCCGCCGAGCTGGTCCTCGCCGCCGGTCACGTCGCGGGCCTCGACCTCCTGGCCCTTCGCGTCGACGGCGACCGCGCGCGCCTTGTAGGTGCCGCTGCGGTCGGCGCGGAGGAACTTCCGGAACTCCGTGGCGCGGACCGCCTGGAAGTGCTTCAGGCGCTCATCCGGCGTGCCCTTGTCGGCGTCGTGGTCAGCGTTCGGGTCGGTGGAGCCGGCCGGGTCGAGGTCGGCAGCCTTGCGGGCGGCCTCAGCCTGTTCCTTCTCCTGCTCGATGGCGCGCGCCTCGCGGTCGATGTCGGCCTTGAGGTCGTCGGACTCCTTCAGGAGCGCGTCGTAGCGATCGCGGTCCTCGCCGGTGATGGGGCCATCGGGGTAGCGCTCCGCGATCGCGCGCGCGTCCGCGATGAGCTGTTCGCGCCGCTGGAGGAGCTTGCGGAAGCGCATAGTCGTTCTCCCTTGCCTGACGGCCGGTCGGGAGAACGCACAGAGCGCACGTGTCCCGGCCAACCGTGCGTGATGCACGGATGCCGGCGACTACGCGCGCTCATCGTGAGGCGGGCTTGTCGCCCGTGACCCCCGGGTCGCCATCGTGGCGAGGCGGCGCTCCGCCCCCGGGTGTCACGCCTGCTATTGGGTGAAGTGTCCTACCGGGTTAGCGGTTCGTCAAGCGCCTACAGCAGCGCGAGCTCGCGTTCGCGGCGCTCGCGCTCGCTCAGGCCGCGCGCCTCCTGCCAGCGCTCACGCGAGCGCTGCGCGACGGCGACGTCGGTCTCGCGGTAGGCCGGGAAGACGACCGGGCCCATCTCCATGACCTCGATCTCGAGCAGCGTCCGGAGCTCGGTGTCGTCGTCCAGGCGCTCCCAGCGGTCCTTCCTCGTCATGAACATGAACGAGTTCCCGCGCACGTCGCCGCGCTCGATCAGCGCGATCACGTCGCGCGCGGCCGCGGTGTCCGCCGGCGAGGCCTCGTAGACGATGCCCGCCTTCGTGCGTTCGACCTTCAGCGACCCGGGAGCGCGGCCGAGCAGGAAGTTCGCGTCGTGGTTGAAGAGCGACGCGAGGTCCTCGGCGAACGCGATCTCGACACTGTCCGGGATCACCTCGCGGAAGCCGCCGAGGTTCTCCGACTCCGAGTTGAACACGATGCCTGTGCCGATGATGCGTGCTGACTCGTCGGCGCGGCGCTCGATGCGCAGCTCGGTCAGGCCCCGGAAGTGCCGGGCGTCCCGGCGTTCGCGCTTCTCGCTCATGGCGTCCTCCTACGCTGGTTCGATGGAGCACACGCAACCGCGGTGCAGCGGCGGGTGCAAGGTCTTGCGTGCCGTGAGCGGGGTGCGATCCCCGCCGGTCACGTCCTCGCCGTCGAAGACGAACTCGCGCTCGATGCCGACGACCTGGCCGTCGAGCTTGTCGCAGAGCGGGCACTCGCCGCCGGAGGCGACCCACACGAGCTCGCGCACGCCGGACTCGCGCCACGTCTCACGCGCGGCGGCGTTGCCGGCCTGAACGACCTCCGCGGCCGCGACCTCGAGCGCGCGGGCGTCCGGCCAGCCCTCCAGCAGCTCCACCATGCGCGGTGCGAGCTCGTCCGGATCGGCCTGCTCGATCAGGGCGCGGATGGCGGCCTGCGAGAAGCCGACGTGACGCACGCCGTAGGCGCCGGCGTAGGCGCCGGCGAACGGCGAGAGGTCGATCTCGTCCGCGGCGGCGCCGGCCAGCGCCGCGGCCGCCATCTCCGCGACGGCCTCGATATAGGCGGCGACCACGGGACGCATGCGCTGCTCCACCATCGCGCGGTGTTCCTGGTAGAAGCCCTCCAGCCACGTCGCGAAGTCCGCGAGCGAACGGTCGCCGGCCATGCGCCGGAACTGGCGCAGCACGTCGGAGCCCTCGGCGCGGAGCACGCGGCGCGCGGCGTCCGCGAACGCCGGCTCATACGCGCGGCGCAGGCGGCGCAGGCCCAGCGAGGTGCGCGATCGCCGCTCGCGACGAGCGCGACTGCCCGGGCTGCCCGTGGTCGACGGGATCCCGCCTGAGCCGCCGTCCTGGCCGGCATCATCGCCCACGCTCTCTGCCGGGATCATGTTGAGCGGGACCAGGTACGTCTGGCCCTGGCCGTCGGGCAGCGGGTTCATGTTCTTCTTCGCGCGCCACTCGTCGGCGTTGATGATGCCGTTCTGCCGCATGGTCGAGAGCGCCTGCGCCTCGCTCGTGGCGTCACCACGGAGCAGGCCCTCGACCAGGAACTCGAAGAAGAACCGGCGGCGCTCGTCCTCGTCGAGGAGGCTCATCTTCATGCGCTGCTCGAGGCGCACCAGCCACGGCCGGATGGTATTCGTGACGGCGTCGATACCGGCGTGCTCGACGTTCGAGAAGGTCGCGCGGTCGTAGTCGCCGTACATCGGCGGAGGAACCCGCATGCCGCGCCCGATGTCGCTGCCCTGGTACTTGCGCGCGTCCACGAGCTGCGTGTCCTCCGGCGTGAAGCCGGTCTCCGCGTACTCCATCCCCTCTTCTGCGATGGGGGTGCCATGTGGGTTGCGGGTGCGCTCGCGCCAGCTCTCGCGGAGGCGCTTGAACGCCTCGTCGGAGAGCTTCGGCGCGCCGGCGGGGCGCTTGAGGTAGCCGCCCGGGCGCTCGCCGTCCTTGAAGACGCGCGCGCCGTACTCCTCCTCGGCGAGCGCGAGGCCGATCGCCTCCTGCAGCAGCTCGCGGATGGGGGTGCCACGCAACCCGTCGGGCGACATGAACGGCATGTACAGGACTTCGTCGGCGAGCAGGATCTCCGTCATCTGTCCGCGTGCGTTCGGCGTGGCGCGCCGGTACTCGTGGGCGACGGAGCCGTCGGGGGCGAAGAACGGCGTGAGGCGCGACGGGTGCAGCGGCATGAGCACGAACGGCTGGAGGTCTCGGCTCGACACGATGCGGGAGCAGAGCGCGCCCTCGTCCATGACGTGCCAGAGGCTCATCTCCAACCACTCGAACGTCGTCTGAGAGCGGTTCGGCTGGTCGTGGAGCCGCCAGTACAGCGGGTGATCCTGGGCGCGGTTGCGGCTCTCGGGACCCGTGCGCTCGTACATGATCAGCGGCAGCGAGGCGACGGTCTCGACGATGTAGCGGCCGGCGGCGAGGAACGTAGGCTGCCGGCGCGCCGTCTTCGCGGTCACCGGCTGGCCGGCCTTCGACTCGAGGCCGAGCCCGAAGAGCTCCGCGAGGGCGGGGTCGCGCGGGTGGATCGGATTGATGGCGGTGGCCCGCCGCTCCGCCATGCGCTGGAGCACCGGCATCAGTCACCCCTGCCCGCGCCGGGAAACCCGAGCATCCAGGCCCCGATCGCAAACACCAGCCCCCCGACCACCACGGCCGCCAGCGGCGGGTGAACCGCATACAAGCCTACACCCATGATCAGTAGTCCGCCGATCACCCACGTATCGGCGTCCTCCATGACCCGCGGCACCAGCCGGCCCGCGGTCCGCACCCGCTGCGCGATAGCCCCCCGCCACCGCCTGAGCCGGCGCTTCATACGTATCTCAGCCCTTCCGCCTCGTAGACCGAGGTCTCGTCCTGGGGCTCAGCGACCAGCGCCCGGCCGAGTGCCATGATCAGCGCGACCATGCCGTCGATCTTGTCGGCGCTCTTCTCCCGGTCCGGCTTCATGTTGGCGGCCGGGTCCATGCGCACGCTGAGGTTGTCGGCCATCCAGCGCAGCACGGGGTTGCCGCCGTGGTGCAGCAGCTTCCCCGGCACCAGGCGCTCGACGAGCTCCTTCGTGGGCGCCGACATCGAGGCGTAGCCCTGCCCGAACGGCACCATCTCGAGACCGTCCTCGCCGAGGTGCGTCACGAGCTGGCCGGCGTTCCAGCGGTCGTAGGCGACCTCGCGGATGCGGAACTTGTGCTCGTCGATCAGCTCCGCGACCCGCACCTCGATGCGGTCGTAGTCGGTGATGTCGCCCTCGGTCTGCTCGATGAAGCCCTCGCGCACCCAGACGTCGTAGGGCGAGCCGAGCTGCCCGGAGCGCTCGTTCACCATCGCCTCGGGCACCCAGAACCAGGCGTGCACGTCGTAGTCGCCCGACTCGTCCGGGAACAGCAGCAGAAACGCCGTGAGGTCGCGCGTCGACGCGAGGTCGAGCCCTCCGAAGCACTCCAGCCCGGCGAGGTCTTCGAGCTCCGCGACGTCGCCGCCCTCGTCCCAGGCGCGGAGGTCGATCGCGCGTTCGTTCTGGCCGGTGATCACGTTGAGGCGCATGCGCTTGAACGTGTTCTGCGCGGACGGCTTCTCCAGCGCCTTGTCGCGCTCCTCGATGAGCTCGCTCAGCTGGATCGAGACGCCGAGGTTCGGGTTCGCCTTGATGTAGGAGGCGGGGTCCGTCCAGTCGTCGCCCTTGTCGAGGCAGGCGATGTAGACGAACGTGCGCTCGTCGGGGACGGCGCCGCGCACGACGCGCTCGGCGTACTGGCGCTGCTCGAGGTAGATGGACGCGCGGTCGAGGCCGGCCGTGGTGATGTACCAGATGAGCGGCTCGGACCGCGCGCCGGTCGCCGTCTCGAGCGCGTCCACGAGCTCGCGCGTGCGGTGGATATGCAGCTCGTCGATGATGACGCCGCTCGGGTTGAGGCCGTACTCCGTGTCCGAGTCCGCGCCCAGCGCCGAGAACGTGCCGTCGGTGCCGCGCACGTACATGCGACCCGTGCTCGGCACCACCTTGATCCGGCGGCGGAGAAACGGCGTCTGGCGCACCATGCGCGAGGCCTCTGACCACACGATGCGCGCCTGGTCGCGCTTCGTCGCGGCGGCGTAGACCTCCGCCCCGCCCTCGTTCACGAAGTCGAGCAGGATGAGCGCGATCGCCGCGGCGAGCGTGCTCTTCCCGTTCTTGCGCGCGATCTCGACGTGGGCGGTGCGGTAGCGGCGCACCCACGCGTCGCGCTCTTCGTCCCAGATCTCCCAGCCGAAGACGGAGCCGACGACGAACTCCTGCCACGGCTCCAGCACGAGCGGCTGGCCGGCGAAGCGGCCCTTGCTCTGTCGGAACTGCGCGCAGATGCGGATGACCCGCTCGGCCTCGTCCTGGTTCCAGCGGATGAACGCGCCCGGCTCGAGCGATCGCGCGAGGTCGTCGACGTGGCGCTGGCACGCCATGCGCACGACCTCGCCGGTGACGACCCGTCCGTCGAGCACGGAGCGCGCGTAGCGCTCGACCGGGCACGCCGGCGGCGGAGCCCCGCGACGGCGGACGCGCTTAGCCGGCGTCGCGAGCGCCACGGCGCAGCTCCTCGAGCGGGTCGGCGTCCTCGTCGCCCTTGCCCGTGCGGTCGCTCGCCGTCATCCCGTAGAGCGCCATGAAGGCCTTCGTGCGCGCGAGCGCGCGATCCGCGAGCGAGTTCTCGGGGCGGGCGCGGATGAAGACGTCGCCGAACTTGTTCGTGGTCTCGTACGTCGCCCCGACGCGCGCCACCTTCCGGCGCTCCTCGGTGTAGAGCACGTACTGGTCGACGAGCATGGCGAGCGCCGGCGCGTCGATCGGCGTGGCGAGGCCCATGCGCTGGAGCGTGGGCACGATCCACGACCACTCGGTACGGCGCTCGTCCTCCTGGTGCTCACGGATGGCGTCGATGAGGGCGGACTTCGCGAGCCGGCTGATGCGCGGCACCTTCAGCGCGGCCGCGATCGGCCGGAGCTCCGCGAGCGTCTTCGCCTCGTAGCCGTCGGGCGGGCGGAGCTCGGTGAGCCAGCGCGGGATCTCGACCGACCCCTCGGGCACCTTCACCGAACGCTCGTCCGCGGACCGCCGGCCGGGGTTTCCCCTGAGCTGGGTGATGGGCGCCGGGGTCTTTTTCGGTCCTCTTTTGCCCATCGCCTCACTCCGATCCACTTTGTTCAAAACCTGCGCCCGCGCGTGCTCGGC